GAGCTAGTCTGCCATCGCCCGTTACCCTTGAGCCGTGAGAGCTGACGCCCTTTTGCTGCAGGTAAGGGTGAGTGTCTTCTGAGCCAGTGCATTTAGTCCAGATCATCTCAACTGTGTGGCTTGCCACCTCGCGCTTTTGCGCCACCTCAGCATCGCGCACTTTTTTAGACTCACTGAGTCTTCGACTGTGGGCCATCTGCTCTGCACTAGTCAACGCTCGTCCAACGTCTGCTCGCCAAGTGACCTCAAGATCTAAGCGCCAATCGCCAAATCTGCCAGCAGGAATGCCATCGGCAAAGCAACAGTACCAACTGTTCTTGTCTTTCTTACCACTGCCAGCCCATCTGTGGAGCTGGCCATCCAAATATACTTTAGAGGGCGGCGTTAAACCAGATGCCTTCATTGCATCTATTAGCTGAAATTCTGGCGGCTCGGCTCTTGGCGCTTCTTGGGGACTAAACGGATGATCAAATATTTTGGCCATTTTCACGCGCCTTTAAATAAGTGGCCAGCGCATCAACCGTGGAGTATCGAGGATCTGTGTCCCCCTTCATTAAACGTGTCACCACGTTGTAGTGCAGCCCGGAAGCCTCAGCAACCTTGCGAAGATTAGAGTCTTCAAGCTGCTCCTTTATTTGCTCTAAATTCATGTTTTTTATCCCTATGTAAATTAATATACCTTTTACGCTTGTTATAATGCGCTAAAGTGTTTACGATAGCAACAGCTTCAAACGGAATATTTCCAACCGAAGCTATAAACTAAGGATAAACATAATGGCTATACAATTAAAAAGCACCGGGGAACTGGGTAACCAGGGACTCAAGGTTCTTGTCTACGGACAAGCTGGCTGTGGTAAAACCACGCTATCGAAGACGCTACCGAAACCAGTTGTTCTATCTGCTGAGGGCGGTTTACTCTCTTTAAAGGATGACAACATTCCTTATGTAGAGATTAAAAGTATGACGGATCTGCATGAAGCTTACGCTTGGTTGCAAGATTCAGATGAATTTGAGTCGGTAGTTTTAGATTCAATATCAGAGATTGCTGAAGTGGTTTTGTCTCACGAAAAGAAAATTAACAAAGATGGCCGTGCAGCTTATGGCGAGATGGATGTTCAGTTAAGCGAAATAATAAGGGCATTCCGTGACCTTAATATGCACGTTCTAATGACTGCAAAATTAGAAAAGCAACAAGACGAGATGGGCAGAATGCTTTATTTTCCATCTTTACCTGGTAATAAAACTGCGCAAAAACTGCCGTACTTCTTTGATGAAGTCTTAGCACTACGCATTGAGAAAGATGAAGAAGGCAAGACCCAACGCGCTTTGATGTGCGACTCCGATGGCCTGTGGTTAGCTAAGGATCGAAGTGGAAAGCTGGAGACATGGGAAACGCCAGACCTTGGTGAGATTATCGCCAAGGTTGGAGGTGCATCGTGAGTAAATCATTTGAAGAGATTGAAGAAGTATCAATGAAAGAAAAGCTTAGGCTAGAGTTTTTGCGCCTTCAAGATCCAGAAGAAGATACGACTCCCGAAGAGTATGAAGAGTATCAACGCAACTGGATGAATGAAAATACGAATGATTAAGGAGAAATTATGAGTATCTACAATGATTGGTTAAACGCAAAAGCTGATGAAAAACACGCTATAGAAAAAAGACGATTGATAGAAGATGAACTGTCAAAAGAATTAGTCTCTGATAAATTTAAAGGCACTTTATCAATCAGTCACAGCGGTTACTCCATAAAGATTGTTGAGCGGTTAACTAATAAGGTTGATGGCGATAGGCTGCAAGAATTAGCAACCGAAGCTGGCTTAACGAATCACCTTGGCCAGCTATTTCGCTGGACGCCCACCATTAACATGGCAGCGTGGAAAGCTGCCGATTCAAGCATTACTGAAGCATTATTGGCAGCGGTCACCACAAAAGCTGGTCGCCCATCATTTAACATAGAAAAGGAAGCATAATCATGGCTAATCTAGGTCAATCATTTAACGCAAACGACATTCCCCAAAGCGAAAACAACTTTGAGCCAATTCCAGCGGGTTGGTACGAAGTTTCGATTAACACCGCAGAACTCAAGGAAACGAAAGCTGGCACTGGCGAGTACATTGCTCTGCGCTACGATGTGCTTGGACCTGCCCATCAAGGTCGTGTGATATTCGGAAACTTGAATATCAGGAACCCGAACTCCAAGGCTCAAGACATCGGCATTCAGCAGCTCGGTGAGTTGATGCGAGCCATTGGTCTAGCTTCAGTTCAAGACACCGATCAGTTGATCGGCGGTCACCTCGAAGTGAAGGTGAAGATCCGTGAAGCGAGCGGTGGCTACGATGCATCAAATGATGTGTCTGGATTTAAAGCGGTGAAAGGTGGCGCTGTGCCAATGGCCACTAAGAAAGCTGAGAAGTCTGATGATGTACATCATGTTGCTGCTGCTGGCACACCACCTTGGGCTAAAAAGTAAATGTCCAGTAACAAAGCGTAGTTTTTTTATGCGTTTTGTTATTTATTTGAAAAAAAAGACGGGCTAGAAAGCCCGTCAACTCATCGATCAAAAGGGAGAAATTCGATTATGGCATTAATTAATCTACCAAGCCAGCCTATTGCTAATCTAATTGACGCTGCTCATCAAGATAGACAAGAGCCACCAAGACCGCACTTAGGCTGCTCAACACTTGGCCATCACTGTGATCGTTGGCTCTGGCTTTCTTTTCGCTGGGCTGTCGTGGAGAAGTTTGATGGCCGAATTTTGCGACTATTTAGGCGTGGTCATTTAGAAGAGCCCCAGATTATTTCAGATTTAAGATCAATCGGTATAGACGTAGATGGCAGTCAAGATCACGTAGACTTTGGCTCACACGTTTCTGGCAGCGTTGATGGCATTATTCATCACGGCGTGCCTACCGCTGAAAACACTAAGCATGTAGCTGAATTTAAGACGCACAGCAAAAAAAGCTTTAACGATTTATCAAAAGGCGTTCAATTATCCAAGCCGATGCACTACGTCCAGATGCAAGTGTACATGCTCGGCTTAAAGCTAAAGAGAGCACTGTATGTTGCCGTCTGCAAAGATGACGACAGGCTGCACACCGAGCGCATTCATTTCGACATTGATGTAGCTAAGAAGGCTGTGGCTAGAGGCAAGCGCATTGCTTTGTCTGACAGACTGCCAGAGCCCTGCACAGGCGCTAGCAAGGCTTGGTATCTTTGCAAGTTTTGTGCAGCTTACTCATTCTGTCACGAAAGCGAGCCCACCAAGCAAGGAAACTGTAGAACCTGCGCCCACGCAACTGCCAAAGCAGATTCAACATGGCGTTGTGAACGTCACAACTCAGACAACATTCCATTGGCATACCAGCGCACTGGCTGCGATAGCCACACCATTCACCCGGATCTGGTTCCTTATCAGCGCAAAGAGGCTGATAGCCAGTGGGAGGCGATCTATGTCATCAACGGCAAAGATGTTTTAAACGGCGAAGCTGGATACAGCGGTCAAGAAATTATAGCAAACCCTGGCCTTTGTGCGAGCGGTGATGCTGACGAATTAAGAACTGCTTTTAACGGCAGAATAGTTGAATAAAAAGGAAAAATAAATGTGGATACTACCCAAAAATTACCAACTGTCCTCTCCTTATGCACAGGATATGGTGGAGTCGAAAGAGGACTTGACCTTGCCGGAGTTGAACATAGAGTCATCGCTCATGTGGAGATCGAAGCCTTCGCCATTGCGAACTTGGTTGCCAAGATGGAAAAGGGTGAGCTGGATGCCGCACCTGTGTGGTCGAATCTTAAAACCTTGCCAGTGGAGCCATTTCGAGACCGAGTTGACATCCTCACTGGCGGTTATCCGTGCCAACCCTTTAGTGCCGCAGGAAAGCGACTTGGAGAAGAAGACCCCAGACACCTCTGGCCTTACATCTGCGACATCATCCGGGCAGTTAGACCTGTTCGATGTTTCTTTGAAAATGTCGAAGGACACATTAGTCTCGGACTCCGAGAAGTCATTAGCGACTTGGAAAGCCTTGGTTACAAAGTTGCGTGGGGAATATTCTCAGCGCGTGAAGTTGGCGCTCCTCATCAGAGAAAGCGAGTCTACAT